TAGGTTCAGACCAAAATTCAAAAAAGTTAGTAAGCATTTCATTAGAATAATTTTTAAAACTCATTACTTCAATATAAAATTCGTTTTTAATATTATCTTTATTAGTATTATTATTTATTATATTATTATTATTATATTCTATGTCATTATGTTCATGTACATTTTGTACATTAACGTTTTGCACATGTAGCTTAGGATTTTCATAAACTATATAATTCCAAAAAATTATTTTTCCATTTTCTCTTACTTGTTTTCTTTCCATATATTTATTTTTAATAAGTTCATTTATTGTACTTCTAATAGATCTATGCCCTTCTTTTAAAATTGCATTTAATCCATTAACACTTAATTTCCAATTATCACTTAATGATAATAATAAAGCTAATAAACCTTTTGCTTTTAAACTTAATTTTTTATCTTGAAATATTTTGTTTGAAACAATACTAAAATCTTTGTTTTTTATTACTCTAAAAACCTCCACTATAATAAACTTAATTGTTGATTTAGCATTTTTATATCACTATTTTTATAATCTGGAATCATCCTTTTTTTATTTAAAACTAAACCTTTAATTAAATCGTTTTTTTTAAAATTTGGAAAATTTCTTTTACCGTTTTCATGCCAAACAATTATATTTTTATTTTCTAATTTTAATTTATAAGTTATTATTCTTTCAAATGGACCATCGTAGGGTCCTATTACGTTTACAATTTTAGCTTTCATTTAATTTTTTTTAAAAGTTCCATTAATCATTTCGCCATCTCTTTCTTCTATTACTTTGTAAGATTGATTAATACAATCTTCTATTTTATGACCAGCTAAATTTGCCAAATTAGTTAACACTATAACACAATCACCTATAGCATCAATAATTTCATCTTCATCTTCGTTTAAAATAGCTTCGGCTAATTCACCTGTTTCTTCTTGTAATTTTATGTATTGAGTTTTTATGTCTCCTTGATCCATAATTCCTCTGTATTCTCCCCAATTTCTAATTAATTGAAATTCATTTTTTAGTTTCATATTTGTTTGTTTAAAAAGTTATTATATAAATGTAAGTTATTTGTAAAATGGAAATAAGTTCCAATTTTAATTTTTAATTTATTTGAAATTAATTCTTGTAATTTTGAAAAACAATATTGATCATTACAAAATCCATACCATAAATCGTTTGATCTCATTAAAACTGACATATTTAATTTATCATTAAATATATAAAAATTAATAGCGTAAGTACAAGGCGTGTCATTTTCAAAATTATATCTATCTTTAGCATCATATATTGAAATTGAAGCTCTTCTACTATTTTTATTATTACTTAATTGTTTAATAATATAATCAATTTGCTTACCTTTGTTCCACTGATAACCATAATTTGAATTTACTTCTCCATATTCGTCCATGCATTTTAGCCAAATTTTAGCTTTTTTTGATATTTCTATGGCATTTTTATTTCCTGATAAATACCATTGCCATTCAAACTCAGCATAATCTTTGTTAAAATTTCTTAATTTATTATTAATTATATTATCCATAGGATTAAGTATATAAAATCCAACATTAAATAAAGCTTTTGTATCATCATACTTTTTACCTACTAAATTTATTAATTTATAATAGTGAGTAAATGCTTTTTCTGCATTATTAAATTCTAAAGTCATATTTTAAATATGCTTTTTAATTTATCTGATAAATTCTCTTTTTTTTCAAACACCCATAATGTATTTCTACTATGTTCTGGAAAAAACGGCGCCATTATATTACTTAACAAGTTAGCGTCGAAATAATCTTTTAAATTATTATACATGTTTGTTTGCCATTCATTCATTAAAGGTTTATAATCTCTAATGCTAGCAAATGTTCCATATTTCTTTATAATTTTAAAACCAGCTTCATTTATTAAATTTTCTAATTCATTATGACTAAATTCTTGTATTGAAACACCATTTCCATCACCACTATCATAAGTGTGATTTCCAGCTGCTCCAACTTTTTCATCATAATTTGGTGTAGATAAATAATATTTTGCATTTTTATTTCCACATTTTTTCATGTTTTGTAAAAATTTTAATCCATTTTGTTTACCAACATGTTCAATTACTTCAAATGAACAAACTTTATCAGCTTTAACAGAATCAAAATCAAAATTATTTTGTGGATTTACTAAATCTTCAACATAAAACTCTGCCCAATCTAATTTTTTAAGATCTTTTTTTCCTGCGTCTCTGATATCTATTCCAATATATTTAGATTGCTTAAATCTATTTCTATATAAAACTTCTAATAAATTACCATTTCCACATCCAAAATCACATATAGTCTCACCAATTCGTGCTTCTTTTAATATATGAACCCATCTTAAATAATGAGCAAATTGATCCCTATGAAACACATGCCTTTGAAAAGTGTTTTCAGGATTTAAATCTGTTGTATTATAATTTTTTTTATCTAATTTTTTCATTTTGTTTTTGTTTAGTATTATTAATGTAATTATTTAAACTTCCTATGTATGCAACAGCGTCTAACAAATTGTCTTCTTTATGGTTATAAGATTCTCTTGATAATTTTAACGCTATTAAACAAATATAAATATCTTTTGTACTTATTTTTTTTGATCTTATTATTGATGCAATTTTAGCTGCTTTTTCCATACCTTCTTCAAATGGCCCATAAAATCTTTCTTTTTCTTCTTTTCTTTTATTAACTATTTCGTCTGCTTTATTTAATATATTCATCTTTTATAATATTTATTTCTTTTAATAATTTTTTTATTTCTTTTCTTTTTTCATAAAAATCAATTCCATATATATTAAATTTTTTCATTTCTGTTAAAAAATAATTAAAATCAGTATGGATTTCTTTATAAGTTTCTAATTCAAATGCAAACTTTTTTACATGATGTATGCTGGTAGCATGATTCATTTTTTTAAAATAATTTTTCATTTCATTATGCTTAACTTCTAAATACACGTATAAATAATACATAAACATTCTTTTTGCTTTTATAACTTTTTCTTTTCTTAAATTATTATTTAATATTTGTTCAGGTTGTACTTTATAAACATCACATACTACCTTTAAAGAAAATTTTATTATTTTATCTTTTGTGTTCATTTTATTGATGATCTAATTCATCTTTTCCATAAGTATTGAATAAACCAATAGTTTTAATAATAACTCTTGCTAAAGATCTTTTTTCTGCAATCTCGACTTTAAATTTTTGTCTACAATTTTCTGTAGATGCACTTCCAAATGTTTCCATTTGTTTTAACCATTCACCATCTTGATCTTGTAAATATGAAGAAGCTTTTATTACAACGTTTTCTAAAGAACAACAAATGACTTCAAATTCTACTTGTATGTTTTTTTGTAATTGGATAGATTCTACTCCACTTCGTGTAATTATAATAAATCCTCTTTTATCTTTATAAATATCATTTTCAGTTAAACTATAATCTTTATAAATTTTTGTTAATTCGTTTCTTTCTATTCCCATTTTTATAATCTGTCTAATAAAGCTCCGAGAATCAATAATCCTACAGAACAAATTGATACTATTACAAAAGAGATAATATTTCCAATAATCTCTTGTTTTGTAAGTTTGTCTTTTATTGTATAATTAACAACATCTTGTTTTTTAAAGAATTCAGTCATTTCAACTGTATTTAATAAATATTGTTTTTTATCTTGTTTGTGAGTAATTATATGTTGTTTCATAATAATATTTTATGCAGTTTTAAAACCACTTTTAAAATTTTAATAGCTTGTTTTTTATTATTAGCATTTTGATAAACAAAATCTACTAATCTACTTTCAGAATATCCATTTGCATATCTGTTTTGAGCTTCTTGTAATAATTGTTGTAATGTCATTTTTATAATTTTAATTTTAGTATTTGATTTGTTTGTATTGCTAAATTACAAATAATTATTAACATAAAGTTATAAAATGTCAATAAAGTTTAGTTTTTATAATATAAAGACATAAAAAAAAGCCCTCAAATGAGAGCCTTTTTTTAACAAATATCAAAAACTATGTTACATATTATATACAAAAACAGATACAAATATAAAAAATTATATTACAATTTTAAATACTGTTTGTTTTTTTAGTGATTTATCAAGACTTTTTGCATTGTAAGATGATAACTCTTTGTTTATTGGATAACCATTAAAT